GTCATTCTTCTCTGCTGATTTAAAAAATTCTTTATCAGAATATGACTTCAGTTCTTCTTGTCTTTTTTTCAAAGAATCCATATGAACAGGGTCTAATCTTTTTTTCTCTCGCTCTGTTTTTACTTTGCGGATTCGCTTTATCTCACCATCCAAAGGTTCGCACTTCCACATTTGCTCAAGGGAATAGTAAACAACAGAATACCTGTACGATGAATCGTTTTTGTATTGTATGTCCGATACCCCGTGAAGAATATCTTGTCCGTTGAAAATTGTTAAGGTGTTGTCCGCAACCTCAAGAGCAATGTCTAACTCGGGAATTACAAGGTGACCACCAATGATGTCGCTTTTGAATACAACCATATTTGAAAGCACTCCTTTGAAGTTCCCTGCATCATAGTGATATTTAAGCTGATTGTTTTTATTTACTATGCCACTTGTAAATGGGGATGCTCCTATTGTCCAATCACTCATAACCCGTTCCTTAACAGTTTCTGTGTGGTGTTCGTATTGTTGAGGGAAGTACTCTTTGTAGTAGTCAACCAACTCACTTACGAAGTTTGTAATTATGTAATGTTGCTTCGGGTAGTTTTTAGCCATTGCCGTAACGGTGCAATAGTCGTGGCGCATTGCAATTCTTGGGGAGTATCCGAATATATTGGATGTTGATTCAAGTCCTCTGCTTCTTTTGCCCGTTGAGTATTTCTGATTTTTCACTGCCCATCGCAAAGCAGAAGTATCGGTTTCTAATTTTTTGTAAAAGACAACAGGCTCGTTATTGACGTAAATAATACAGTCTTCTTTGATTGTTGTACTTACGTCAGAAAGCAAGGCAGTTCGTTTTCTGAACTTATCCTTGTCTATTGGCTTGCGCTCAAGGTCTATGCGTTTCATAATTTCTTTGACTTGTACTGCTCCCCTACAAGTTTAGGCTCATAGTACCATCTCTTGTCTTCCTTAACAATTACGTTAACAGTTGGGTCAATGGATTGAAATATCTTTATTTCATTTGCCGCCTGTTGCTTTCTGTCAAACGCTTGGTGACCACCTGCTCCGCTGCCAACGGGTTTACACTTTATAGCGTGCCGTGCGCAGAATAAAGTAAACTCATTATTGTTTACCATTTGGAAGAACTGATAAAAGTCTTCAAATGTATTTACATCCTCGCGAGGCCTAAACGAGGAGGTTCTAATCAAATAACAAGTTTGTACTCTTTTATTTATGTGCGTAAATAGCTTCTTGCTTTTTGCGTAAAATTCAAAGTCATAAGGGAACACAATAGCACCTAACGACTTATGTTTTAAAAAGTATGCAAGCATATCCTGCAGGTCTTCCGATATATTACCAACTGCCGAAACGTCATCGTCTATCTTAAAAATAACATCATAGCCGTTTTGCTCTGCATATTTTTTACCTTCCGACAATGCATACGAAATACCTGCATTGCTTTTCTCAAGCATTAACTTGTTTGGGTAGTCATACTTTTCGTAGTCCTCCTTTTCTAATAGAACGATTGTATCAATTCCCAATGAGTCAACAAAGGGTCGGCAGACTTTCTGAAATACATCAGCTCGTTGCTTACTTGGTATTATTGCTATTGCTTTCAAGTAAATAGATAATTACGTCTGTATTGCTTTCTAACTGATTTGCCTTTGCAAGTGCCTCAAGTTTTTGAAGGACATACTCGTATTGTTGATTGTCAAAGTACAGAGTTATCTGCTTAACCTTTGAGTTTATATATCCATCAAGAGCCTCGTCAAGCATATCCTTGTCAAACTCAGGCTCTTTGTCATCGTCAAAATATGCTGATGGAATATCTACACCCCAATTAAACAAATCCTTTACCTCCCACTCGTTGGCAAGCAAGTCCCAATCCCATTCACCGAAGCCTACGTTGTCCTTAATGATAAACTCATCCTTCTGTGCATCGGTAAGTTTGTCTGCTATGATGATGGGCACTTCCTTCAGTCCTGCGGCTATGCAAGCCTTAAGGCGCATATTACCTCCAAGCACTACCATATTGCCATCTACCACGATTGGGCGCAGCTCAAGCATCTGTGGGAACTCCTGTATGGACTTTACAAGTTTTTTAAACTTGTCATCCTTTATGATTCTTGGATTCTTGGGGTTTGGTATGATTGTACCGATTGTTGCTCTTTGCATAACTAAATAACTCTTTTTGATAAATGGTGGTTGTGAACTTCGTAAAGGTAATCTTTCTTAAGTTTAGTTCCGAAGTCAGCCTCGTGGTGGCAAGTCCTGCATAATGCCATAAGGTTCTCAATAGTATCAGCAATTTTGCTTCCACCCATTCCTCTTGGTTCTATGTGGTGTATGTCTACGGATTGGCCTTGACATACCTCACAGGGGATGAAGTCGGTTGTGGAGTAGCCCATCCCTTTGAGGTAGACCTTTGTGTGGTTCTTCACTTTTGGTATATCCAACAGTCATCAATGAACGTAGCGCGGGGCAGCAGTTCATCTACCGCTTGGATTACACCCTTCCAATGTTCGTGGTAGTCATCACCTGCGATGAAGCCTCCCTTCTTTACTTTGGGTAACCATAGCTTGATGTCTTCCTTTACCGCCTCATAGGTATGGGTTAGGTCTATGAATACCACGTCTAACGATTCGTTGGCAAACTTCTTTGATGCTGCTTTGGATGTTGCTTTGATTGCCTTGTACTTGCGGTCTCCCATATTCTCCACAAAGAGCTTGTAGATGTCTAACTCCGTTGCGAGCTTGTGGGTGGTGGTGAGTTCGTTAGGTGAGCCTTTCCAAGAATCAATGATTGTGATGTTTTGGTGTGTTGCTTTGTCGCATAGGTAGGCTGATGACTTACCGAGCCAAGCACCCAACTCTACGAATGTGCCCTCTTCGGGCATATTGGCAAGGAGGTAGTCGTATGCTGCTTGGTGGTTAAACCACCCGTCTATTTGTTTGCTCGTTTTCATTTTAGCGCGTTATAATAACAAAGGTACTGCTCTACGCAGATAAGTGTTCCTTGCTCGGATGCTGCTTGCGCAAAGATGCCGTCTGCCTCATAGGCCATCTCAAAGCGCAGGTTGGGCAGGTCGTATGGCTTAAACATATAGCAGGCGGTGTCTATGTTGCCGACTCTTGGTTGGTCGGTGGGGCGGAGCCTACCTGCTTGCCCCCACGTTACGATTGAGCAGTCAAGTCCGTTTAGGTTGTTCCACTCCTCAAGGAACTTTGGGTGCAGCACATTGTCATCATCAAGGTAGTAAACCCAATCCTCTTTTGTAAAAGAGTCAGCATACAATTCAAGGAACTCATTGCGGAGTGGGTTACCCATATCTCCCGTGCGGGTGGAATAGTGTGTGATTGATGCGCTTGTTGCTCCCTTGTAGTTGGTAGCAGCATCCATCATTACCACCCACGTTGCATAGTCAGGTATATGTTGTTTTAGCCTAACGAGGTTATGAGGGCGTGAGCAGGGGGTGACTATATAAAGCATCGTAGTTCGTTTATCTTATCCATCGTAAAGTCTTGCACAAACTCGTATAACGATTCCGTTAGGTCAGCCACTTGGTTTGGGTTTTCTTTTAGCCTCTTGATTGCTCCTGCCCATTCGCTTGGGTGTTTGATGGCAATGCAGTTATCCTTTGTGATGTATGGTGAATAGGGTTGCGTGTTGCTTACTATCAAAGCGCACTTGCTAAAGCCTGCCTCAAGCATCTTTAGGTGCGACTTGCACTTTGCAAACTCCGATGTCGTAAGCGGTACGAGGCTCACGTCAAAGAACTCGTAGAGTTTATGGTAGTGTGTTGGTGGCATCGTGGGCAGCTTGTAGCTTGCCCTCATAATATCGGGGTAGCCATCTACCTCTGCGACATAGCCTTGATAGCCCTCAAGGTTGATTGTGGACTCCCTTACGTCTAATGCGTGGTGGTTGCCCCCAATATACCCGAAGCGTACTTCTTCGCTTGGCTCTCGCTCTACCTGCCAAGTCGGTACGCTGATGGCATTGGGTACGATTCGGATGTTGGTGTTATACTTCTTGACTTTTGAGGCAAGGTGCTTATTTGTCACCCACACTTCATCTGCTGCTTTCATAGAGCGCACGATGCGAGTTCTCATCTGCTCAACGTACAAGCCTTGCAGGGGATGCGTAGGAGGCAGCACCCACCAATCATCGTTATCAACGATTAGCTTGATGCCTTCCTTACGGCAGAGCTTTACAAAGTCATCAAACGGCTCAACAGGGAATGCACGGCTTGCAAAGATGTGAGTGACTTTAGGCCACATTTCAGGGTCAATGTCCGTTATCTTCTCAATAAAAAAGACATCGGCATCCTTGTGGCATATCAAGGGTGCAAATGTCCTGTGGTGTGATACACCCGAGTTCTGCTTGTGGAAGGCAAGCACAAAGGGTCTAATCATACGCTCGCCTCTTGGTCTTTGAACCATTGCGCCATCGCTTTGCGGTCTAAATACTTTACCCACATCCGAGCAGCTACTGCTCTGCGTTGGGGTTTGAAGGGGTAGGTGCTACGGAGCTGCGCCATAGCAATCCTCATAAATTGGTCTTGCATTATTCTTTGGTATTTGAGGTGTTGCAAAAAATGCAACGATTGGTTTTATGTTAAAGTTTGGTGTTCCAATAGTATTCGCATTGGCCGTGCTTGACAGGTATGCCAACAAAGAACGATTGGTACATATCCGTAGGTGCGGTAAAGCGGTAGCAGGTTTCTTTGAGGGCGCAGCCCTCTCCTGTGCATTTGGTGATGTCGGTCATAACGTGCCTACTATGGTGTACGAATCCAAGTCCTCACCCAAGATGAAGAACTGCTTGTACAATTCTATTGCCTCCATAGTCTTGCGCTCCCCCTCTGCCACGAACTCGGGACTGACCGAGTAGATGCCTATGTCCAAACTTCCTTTGTCAATAGCGATAAAAAAGAACTTGTCAATCGGCACTCCGAACAATCGGGTGTAAATGAACGCTTGAACATTATAGCCATATTTTTGAGCTGAAAATGGGAAGGCGCGCAAATCTTGAGTACTTTTGATGTCTGCGAGAAAACCATCAGCGTAGATGTCAGCCTTCGCCCTAAAGGGCAGGCCACCAATCATACCAATCTTGGGTACTTCAAACTCGCAGCCTGTGATAAGCCCAAGCACGTTCTCATTGCGCAGGAGCGCATCAGAGATGCGTTGTGCCTCATTGTATTCTTTACGGGTACAAAGGTTGCGCTTGCCCTTTGCATCCTGCCAAGCCTTTGCGTTCTTGCTCTGCACCTCAATGACCTCGTAGTCTGCTACCTTGTGAGGCTCAAGAGCCATAAGGTGAACGAGTCTGCCTACCGCAAACGCATCGGAGTCCTCGCTGCCATACTTCGTGACGTAGTGATACGTCTTGGGTGAGGTGAGCAGGAGCTTACAAGCCGAAGATGACAGGGCGTTCTTGCCCAACACTCCGTAGTAAAAGTCATCATCGTGCATCTTCTCAAGGATTGTCTCCATATCCCAAGTGCTGCCGTCAAGTAGTTCTATTATTTTCATTTTGTTTCTGTTTTGAATGTTGCTTCGTACCATTGGTCAAAGGGAACACGAAGCAAGGCATCGTGGTAGGCAATACGCAAGGTAACCTTTTCAATAGTTTCTATGTCTTTGAGGATTGATTCGGATATGTCTACCGACTTCAGCTCTCGGAGTAGTTGGGATATAGTTTGGTATTTCATTTCTCAGCAAATTTTTTAATCATATATTCTTCGTACTTATTGCAATAGTATTTCATTGCATCATAAAAGTCTTCGCTCATGGGGAAGTCTATCATAAATTCTTCAATCGCATCAGCGCCTTGCCTAAACCCATCAAAGTGAATTAGCACCGCAAGGTGGTTTGGGTCGTACCCGTGTGAGAATAGGTGCGCAGGTTCTATGTATATTATTTCTTGTTTCATTCTTCTGATGCTACTTGAGTTGCCCAATTCATCCACTTGATGTAGATGTCATCGGCAAGGTTTGGTATATCCCTGTAAATGGATGTCGTGGGGTATGCGGTGGTGTTGGTATAGCCATCCTCGTTGTATGACTCCTCTATGTATGTGATTTGCATCTCGTACTCGTAGAAGTCAGCAACGTGGGCAAAGCCGAGCCACTTGGCAAGAATCTCATCGGAGTTCTTGTCATCAG